TTCTTTTCTTATGGTTTACGTAGGTGGTCAAAATCTTCTTGTGTGATTCCTCTACCATTATCTTGTATATGGATATTATTCCCATCAGAATAAATTTTAACAAACTTAGTATCTGAATCATTATACTTTAACCCATTTCTAATTAAGTTGTCAACCGCAGTACAGAATAATGCTTCGTTCACCTCTATAGTTGGTAAATCCTCAATAATGACTTGACTACTGTACACAGTTGATGACAAATAATCATTAAGTATGGTTTTTAAATTACATTCTGTCTTATTTAAAACAACATCCTTTTTAACTAAATTGGTAAACTCATAAACACCTTTGTAAACTTTTTGAGAGTGTTTTAACCCTTCTTTAATCATTCTAATAGGCGCTTCAATATTTAATGATGTAATGTCGTCAGAACTTAATCTTCTTTCTAATGAACTTAACCCTCTTGGCATATATGTGTTAATACCTGAGTGCATATCATGTCTTAATATTTTAGCCGCGTGTTCCAAATAAGTGTTCTTTTTTTCAATCTCTTTCTTTTGTTCGTGAGTAGTGGTGACATCTGTTGCAATTTTCATAACACGATAAATTTTACCGTCCAAACCAATAATAGGATTGTAGGTAGCCTGTAAATATACTAAAGAACCGTCCTTTTTGATTCTAGTGATTTCACCAGTAAATAATATACCATCATTTAATTTTTTCCAAAAAAGATTATATTCTTCACTTTTTAAATGTTCCTCATCTATAAATATTCTATGATGTTTTCCGACTATTTCATCGATTGATGAATACCCCATAGTATTTAAAAATAAGTCGTTAGCAAAAATAATATTCCCTTCTAAATCAAACTCAATAACTGCATTAGATTTATTTATTGCGTTCATTCTATTACGAATTTCAACTTCTTTTTTCTTAAGGTCCGTAACATCTTGTCTAATTGATGAGAAACCTTCTAATTTACCGTCTTTATCGAATTTTGCTCTAATATATGTATCAACATAATATAGTTCTCCTGACTTTCCTTTATTGGTAACAACATCGTTCCATATTTCACCTTTCATTACTTTTTCATACATCTTTCCCCAATACCCATCAGGTTGTAATCCAGAGTTAACGACACTATGGTCCTTACCTTTAACTTCATCTAACAACCAACCTGAAACTTCCTCAAATTTTTTATTAACGTATGTGATTTTACCATACTTATCGGTAACTGATATAATTGATGATTCATTTAAGAAGTTTTCAGTTTCTTTATTTCTTCTTAATAAATCGTTTCCTTCTTTAACTGAATAAGCAAAAGTATAAAGGGATGATAATAGTTGGGCAAAATTAACTTCAGCATTATCCCAATCTCTAAGAGTTAATGACTCAATACAAATAACCCCAATCGTTTCCCCACGATAAACAATAGGGACATCTAACATAGATTTTACACCAAGTGGTTTTAAATATGTTTCAGTAAAACAAGAAGTTGCCGTATGTGATTCGGCATCATTTGCAATAATGATTGGGTTTATTAATAATGATAAAAAGTATGGTTGAAAATCTTTTTTATATAGAGTTATATTCTGATACCAGTTATCTTCAGATTTAATATATAATTGTTCACATATAATTGCGGTTTTATCTTCATTGTATAACCATATTGAACATCTATCGGCGCTTATCGATTCTGTAACTTCTTTAGTTAGTACTTTAGCTCCTTCTGTTGTATTCCCTTCATAAAATAAAGGATTATGTGACTGTGATAAAAGTGTATTATTTAATTCTTTAATATACTTATTATGGTTTTTACCAATTCTATTTCTTTTTACATATTCTAAAACAACGACCGCGAAAAATGGTAAAAACGCCAAAAAACAAGCGTAACCAAAATAACCGACCTCATCGATATAATTTATAAATTTAAAAACAACTAATGATTGTGTGGTAAAAAAGGCAATCATAATAATTACCGAAATAAATAAGGATATCTTTGAAAGTTTTGTCATAACAATAAATATCAACTAACTCTTTACTTTTCAAAATAGATAATATTTATAGTAAAATTAATTATTATGTGTTATACAAAAGAACAAATTGAAACGTCAGTTAAATCCAAAGGGTATAAATGGTTTGAAGATACCGCAAACAAAGGTTATGATGTGAATATCGTAGGAGTAAGAAATAACTCACCATCAGTTGCAAAAAAAGTAACAAATGTGTTTGATGATTGTCTTACATTAACATTTAAAGATGAGAAAGGTGTTGAACAATTCTACTGTTGGATGGCAACGTGTGACCCAGGTAAAAAAGGTGTTCAACAATTCCATAATAAAAATGGTGTTGCAAGATTAGTACCAGGACAATACAGAGGTGTGTGGAAAATTGATTTACACCAAGGAAAATACGAAGCACTTTGTCAAAGATTAGGAAATGTAACTGTTTGGAGGGATGCAAACAAAGACCTTATTTTTGAGGAAACGAAAACAGATACTGGTATGTTTGGTATTAACATCCACAAAGCAGGACAAGACTCTCAGTGGGTCGAGAATTGGAGTGAGGGTTGTCAGGTATTTAAAAGAGTAAAAGATTTTGATGTATTTATGTCTATCTGTAAAAAGGCGGCAAAAATTCACGGAAATAAATTTTCATATACTCTGATAGAGTCAACTGATATTAAATAAAAAAAGGAGGTTTAAACCTCCTTTTTTTTTATCCAAACATAAAATCTAATTCTAATTCAATTTCTTCACTTCTGTGAGAGAAATTCAACTTACTTACTAACGCAGTACCTGTATTAATTAATCCTTTTCCTACTTTAGCCGAGAACAAATTACCATTTTCATCAAATGATACTTTATTCATTATATTCGTAAGTTTGTTTTCAATTTCATTTAAATGGTCTACAATTTCTTTTAACATAGGGTCTGTTTCAACTGAAAAAGAAACTTGTATTAAAACCATAGTTAAACCTTCTTCTTCATTATAATCATAATCAATAAAAGAAAGTTTAGGTAAACCTATTAATGCTGGTTCAGACAAATAAATTAAATTTTTTATCTTAGGTAATGTTTTAAGAACATTCTGTTTGTAAATTGTTTTGTCCATATTTTTAAATATCTAAACCATTTATAAAATATCTTATGGTTCTAATCACTTTTTGTCTATCGGTGTCTAAAATATTAGGATTATATTCACCCAAATCAATCACCTCATTTTCATGTAACATTTCCAATATCTTTCTGACTTGTTCTTTTTTACTCATAAAAGAATTAAACATATAATAATCATCCCCAAATTTAAAACTAACAGTTGTAACAGATATAGGATATTCATCATCCCCTAATTGTTTTTTTTCAACCTTAACTCGCCTTTTAAGAAAATTAAGTATAGTTTTATCAAACTCTTCAACTTCTTCTTTAAGTATTCGTTTTATTAGTGTTTTCATTTATTATAAATAGTATATTTATATGAATATGGAAAGGTCTCAATTAGAAAACATAGGTAATACTCAATTATTTTTCTTAATTAAATCAATTGCCAATGAACATAGTTTATCCGATATATACAGAGATATATATATAATGGATGATAATAGTTTTATTTCAGCGTGTGATGATGCAGGTAAAATTGTTGGTTTAGAATTAGATTTTGCAATTGACCATAATTACTTAGCGGCAACGATTAAATTGAATTACTCTGACTTTGATTTTTCGACTTCAAAACCAACAGGAACACTAAAAAGACCTGAAGCGCATTTATATAGGTTTGATATAGATGAATATAGAATCGAACATGTTAGGAGGACCTATTCACATGAAATGACTTCATATTCTAAAGAACTTATTAAATCCACAGTTGATTCTATGGAAAATGAAGGGACTTTTGATTATTATGATGGAGATGAAATAGACGTTGATTATTATGATGGTGAAACAACTGATGTTAAATTTGACAAAGATTCAATCCGTTTAATTGAGTAATTTTTTAGATTGTTTTTCTCTGTGAAACTTAATAGCAAATCTATGAACTTCTTCTTGGATTTTTCCTAAAACAGAATAAATCTTATCACTTTTAATTTCAATAGTTTGACCGTCAGTTGTGTGGATAATAGAACTTTTATGTCCTTTATCTTTTGAGATTGAGACCAAATCTATTTTTTCTGTAATACCCAAGTTATCAAATACGTTTTTTGCAACATTTAATTGACCTTTACCACCGTCAATAACTACCAAGTCAGGTAGTTGTTGTTTTTCATCCAAAAGTCTCTTAAAACGTCTATTTAGAACCTCATCAAAAGACGCGTAGTCATCTACTCCTTTGAAGGTTTTAATATTATACTTTCTGTAGTCAGATTTGTTAGGTTTTTCATTAACGAATCTAACTGAAGCCGCAACATTAGAATCACCTTGATTATGTGAGTTATCGAAAGCTTCAATTATGTTTGGTATTTTTTTCAACCCCAAACTTTTTTTGATTTCAAAGGCGGTTTTATTGTATTTTCGAACTCTGATTACTTCTAATTTTTTCTCAAGTTCATCAATAGTTTTTATTTTGTGTAAAACCATGTTCGCTTTTTCAAACTCAAGATTTTCCGACAAATACTTCATCAGTTTTTTCAAATCTTTTTTTAGTCCTGAAAAATCCAAATCAAAAATTCGGTTTACTTGTTTTACAATGATTGAGTATTGAAACTTACTGATTCCTGAAACACATGGTGCATCACACTTTTGTAAGTGATAATCTAAACACTCCTTGAACTTGTTTTTTTGAATATTTTCTTCAGACAAAACATATGAACAAGTTCTCAAACTGAGAACTCTCCCAATCATATCATGAACTTCTTTACAGATTAAACCATTTGTAAAATCTAATGATTTTCTGTCATCAATTTTATTTCTGATAATCTCTAACTTAGGGAATTCTTCATCTGTGAGACATATAGACCACTTCCTTGACTTGTCATCTTTCCCCTTAATGTTAAATTTTGGTTTGTAAGTCCTGATTAAATCTTCCTCTAATAAAAGAGCTTCTTGTTCAGATGAAGATATTATAAAATCAACATCCTTGATGTTCTCAACAAGAGCAATTGTTTTAGTATCGGTATGATTTTTTTGGAAATAGGATGTCACTCTTTTTGGTAAAAACTTTGACATCCCGACATAAATTATCTGTCCCTTCTCATCTTTGAAAAGATAACAACCAGGAAATTCGGGAATATTTTTAAGTTTTTCTACTATCACGATTACAAAGATAGTGAAAAAAATTCAAACTTTAATCTTCTTTTTTGAACTCTGTCATATAAGAATAGTCTGTCGAGTGATAAGTCTTATTCTCCACAGAATATATGTTTAGGTCGATTTCATATCCAGGGTTTTTATCTATCCTGTTAAATGTCCAAGCTCTGTCAAACCATATAATCCTATTGTTAGGGTAAATAAAATAATTACCATTGTCCATTTTGAATACGTGTCCGCATTTATGTTCAGGTGTTTCAGAAAAACCTAAATCCAAATTGTTTCTATTCTCATGAGACCAATCAAGGGTAAACAAATAAGTCCCCTGTCTTTTAATTCCCGTAATTGAAATTAAATCGGCTCTTAGTCCTGATAATCTTTCTCTAACTTTAACATCGATATAAGGACTAAAACAATCCCAATATATATGTTCTGTTAATGGTAATTCTTCAGCGTCTTCTTTCCAAACAAAAGCGTGGATTGGTCTTCTTGTCCAATTAACTCCGTTCTCAAGAAAAGCCTCAAATAAAGGTGTTCTTCCTTGTATTGAGGCAACTGAATGAACATCACATGGTGTAAAATCTTTATGACCTTTTTTGTGGTTGAACAAAAATTCATTTCTGATTAAACAATTTATGATTGGGATGTTGGAATTTAAATATGACATATTCTTTTACTATAAATACAGATTCATGCCAAATAATAAAAAAATACCCGAGTGGTGTCCTCGGGTTTACTATATTAGTTCCAATCTTTTTTATGTTTCGCCTTTCTTGAGTAGACATTCTTAGGAGTTTCAGTTCTCGCTACGAATCTACCGTCAAAGAACCCAGCTTTCATTTGGTCTTGTCTGATTTGGGTTCTCTTCATCTTATGTTGGTCGTAAGTTTTCATTGTCGTATGTTTTAAAGGGTTAATGTCTATCGTTATTGTTATACAAATATACTGCGTTTATCCCAATCCGCCAAATCTTTTTTAATATATTTATTAATGTAATGAAAAAATTAATCAGAAACATTTTAAAAGAATTTGTAGATTCTAAGGACATCAATATTAAAGTGATTGGTAATTTAACAGATTCACAATCAAAACTAATTCGCGAAAACGTACACGGAGCAAGAATTAAATTTTCACCTGAAGTTAAAAAACAAGTTAACTCAGAATTTGAATACCTTAAAGATAAATTAAAAATAGTAAACCCATTTAGTGGTTCTTTTACTGATAAGTTTACAGGTGTTGAGAAATCTATCGAGTTTAATATTGTTCCTACTTACCATTATGTTGAGAGGCTTTTTAGAAAGGAAGACCCGAAATATAAAAATGATGAAAGAGTTGTTAATCCATCTCCATATGAAGGTATTAATTTACTTTTATACAATAAAGATAGACTAGCTCAGGAAATATTAACTAAAAGAATCAAAAACAATGATTTGGTAAGAATCGAAACCAAAGATGGTACTCATTACCAAATTTTAGTAACATTTAACGAAATCTTAAGTAAAGAAAAAAGTTCCGCCTATAACTTAATACTTGTTAATCAAATAAAAGGTCAAGGACTACATTTCCACAATGCAGACAGGGAAATAAGAGTTAATTCCCCAAGATAATAAAAAACCCCCACATTTCTGTGAGGGTTGGCGGTACAAAAACCTCTCGTGTTGTACCCTTGTAATTACGCTTGGTTGGGACTTCCAAGACACCCACTTAACCACCGTCTTTGACGTACTCGCTGCTTTGTTCTAAGACTCGGCTCACTTGTTTTCGGTTAAGATTTTATCTCTCTCAATTCAACAATACAAAGATAATACTTTTTTTCGAATATTACGCCTGTAACATCAAAGTATTTTTAATTTTTCTCATATTACCCCTAATTGTCCCTAATCCTAATCGACTACTTCCTTCGGCTTTGATTCCTGTAGGGTCAATCTTTCCGTCTTTTTTATATACACCATCAAATATTCTATAAAATAAATCCAAATCCATTCTAACATCACCATACATTTTACCGTTCCAAGTCTCATTTTCATATTTACCTGAAGGTGTTTTAGTTAATTTAGGTTCTTTGTTTAATTCTGTATAGAAAACATTATAATCATTAGTTATTCTTTCTTGTATTTTTGGTAGTTCTTCTTTTGTGCTTGGCGTGTCTATAATAAAATTCATTAGACTAGTCGCCTTAGTTATCAAATCAGAAGTTCTATCCAAAACCAATTGTTTAGTGTCAATCTTTTCCTCACCTTCTTCACCAGGTTTAATACCTTTTTTGATATTATTTTTTTGAGCTAAAAGTTGATTCAAATAAGTGGTAATTACAGGAGCGGTCGCACCGTTATCAGTATCTACTACTTTATTTCCACAAGCATCCAACGTAAGTAGTTTACTTTGTACCGCCTTCTTTTCTGTTGGTGGTAATACGACCGTTTCTTTTCCATCAACAATTTTACGAATAGTAACTACAGGTATGTCTCTATGAGCATTTTTGGTAGTTGCAACCATCCAAATATTAATAAAACCATTACCTTCTTTAACTATTTTAGCAGATTGTTCTTGGGTAACAATAAAAGTGTCTGACCTATAACCGTTCAAATCACCGTTATTATTTTTATTACCGTATTTGTAACTTCCTGTCGTTTCATCACCATTAGGTAAAAGACCATATCCAGGATTTAACAGTTTTTTTGAGAACTTTTGAGCTGAACTTGTTGGTACACCTAAGCTAGTATCTGCATTATTTAAATTGGCGGTCATACCTCCACTTACATTATATAAAAGTGTGTTGTTTGCAAAAATAAAGAATTCTGCATTTTGACATTTATGAGTTGGTACGTACACTCTTATTTTAAGCCCCACCGCACAACCTGGGTCAACATTAGGTATTGTAGTTTCACCTGTAACTTTAACAGTTGTTGTTTGAGTAACGGGTTCATTAGTTACTCTTAAAGTAACTTTCATAAATTGTTCCTTTGTGTAATCAGGGTGTTGAGCGCCTTTTTTAGGGTCCCAAGCAGTAGGTCCTATAACGGGGTCAATCTTAGTGAATCTTGGCATGGAAGATATAACTCCTTGGGAAATCCATGTTTGGAATTTAGTAGTTAGATACTGTTCTAAAGATGTATATCTCATCTGTGATAATACTCCAGGTTTAAGTCTTGGTAAATCAGTTTTCTCAGCGTCTTTGTTTGGTACTTGAGATTCTCCTGATGATAAGACAACCTCGATTAACTTTCCTTTTGGAGCCTTTCTTAAGAAATCTTCAATTTCCTTTATCTTAGGGTCTATATTGTTACTAACTTGATTTGCTGAACACTTATTACCTCCTTTATTAGAGTGACAACCACTTTGGAAATTGATTAATACATCCATTGGAGGTGGGATTGTTACCTCCTGTTCATTAATCAAACCATAAAGGTTTAGAATATGTCTTCTATCTTCCTCGGTAATTAGTAACTTCTTCATATTAATATACTATAAATACTTAAACAATAATAAATGGTTAGTATATTTATAATTATGTCAACACAGGAACTTGAAAAGTCTATATATAAGTTAATTAATACACTCGTTGTTAAAGATAGAATTGATTTTGCCGTTGAGGTATTTGAATATATAAATGATACTTCAGAAAAAAATTATCAAGTGTACGTCACATTCACAAACGACCATTCTAAGTATTGGCCAAGTTCACCTTCATATTCAAAAGATTATATGGATATGGTTGAGGGTTTAGATAATAATATTGAGGACGAGGTTTATTCTTTAGTTCAATATGTTATTACTGATGAGGTTGAAGTTAGAATAGTTTGGGAACACTCTAATACTGAAGTTTATGAACCTCTTTTTGATATGTTAGGTGAAATGAAAGTACATTTTGCAGTTAATTTTAATAGTTACGTTCCAAACTTAGCTTTAAAAGTTGATGAAAGATATTCACCTAAAATTAGTGAGATTTTTAGTAAACTGTCTGAAAAATTTGACACTGATTATATCGCAATTTGGGATGAAAAATTAAATTAATTACTTTGTGTGGTGATATTCCGCGTCACTCAAATAATCTGATAACATATCATTAAAATTAATTGTATCAATACTTGGATACCATCTGTCATCAGTATCAAATTTAGGTTTGTCGATGTCACCTTCTGACAACATTTCATGAAATACACATTCAATGTCGTCATCACATCTTTCCATATAATCATCGTAATATGATTCATCTAAGTTATCAATATAAGGTTCTACGTCAACATGTAATATAATACCTTCATCATTCATTTTTTCAACTTGACCGTATTCTTCTAACTCACCTTTCAACTCTTTATATAGGTAGTTAACATAATCGTCAGATTCAGCATTAGATGTTGCATTTGATATGGCACTACGTATTTGATAATCATCATCCAAATCTTTAATCAAATCTTCGATACTCTCTTCATTGAAATCCTCTTCATTAAAATCTGGATTATCTTTTTGAGCAATGTGTTTTAAAATGTTACGAATCCTTTTTTCATTTTCATCGTTAACCTCATATTGTAAAGATGATTTCCAATCAACTTCATAAGGTTGCCAAAGTTCCCAAGCGTCACCACTTAATATGGTTTCAAATAACCATGTCTCAACAGTACTTTCGTATGTTTGTCCTGCAGGAGTTGTTTTTTTGACTTTTCTTCTATTTAAAACCCAATCACCATCAACATATCTTCCAACATCATCAGGTTTAATATTTAATGTGATATGGTAATTAATTTGTGGGGCTTCAATAACACCTAAATCAATTAACTTTCTTTGTAAACTTCTTGTTCCAAATAATTCAGGTCTGTTTGTATACAAATCTTTAATTACACTATCAGGTAAATCAGTTAATTTGAAGTCTCTCTCAGATGCGTATTCTGTTCCAAAACCATCAATCAGATAACCATCATCTTCAGTTTCATAATAAAATAATGGTAATATATAACTGTGAAACTCTTCTTTTGGTTTTGAGTTTTTAGGTCCTTTTAATTGATACAAAGTTCCATCTCTACCAATTGATGCAGTTAAATGACTTTTGTTTATTGTGTATTTACCGTTTGGTAATTTTCTTACATCTCTTAATGAATAAAGATTGTTTCCATATCCTGTTCTACCACAGTGACCCATTCTTTCACATTCTTCGGTAGAATTATTGGTCTGTAAATCAACCCAGTAAAATCCTTCACCATCTTTATTTCTAAAATCTAAAATAATTGGATTTTTTTCTACATAATTAATTTCTCCTCCTCCAATACCTAAAGAGTCATGCCATTCTTTTGATTTTTTTAATAACTCTTCTATTGATAAATTTTTATATTCTCCGAGATTTCCGTCCAATCCAATTCGAACCCAATCCATAATCTCTGTGACCTTTTGTCCGTAATAATTTTTAAGATTACCTGAATTAAGTTTGTCTATAGCGTTTTGTTTTGTTAGTTGTGTTTCAATACCACTAGCTCTCCAACTAGCCATGTTAACCAATTGCAAATCAATTAATTTATTTGCCATCCAAACGGCTAAAGACCCACATGTTTTATCAAGATAGTCAGCATTCTCTTCACTTAACCCAACTTTGTCTATCAGAACTTTCTTTTTTGACGCCTCAGAAATCAAACCTTCATTTAATTTTTTCAGAATGTTTAAGGTTTGTTCTTCAATTTTGGGTTTCTTTTTCATTTCATAGTAAGGTTTACTTGTAGTTTCGTAGCTTTCTATGGTTGAGGCACCTTGACTAATGTAGTAATCATCTTTACTTAGTGGAGGTAAAAATTCTTTCATGTACTTTTGGAATTTACCTCTATGACTGTAGTAAAAATCAGAGTCTTCTTGTTTAAAAGGTTTTTTGAATAATGTAGTTACATGTACTTCGTATCTACCATAGTCAGTAAGATAAACATCCACAACAATACTATGAAAGTTTTTAGAAGGTTTATCAACTGAACTAGTTAATAAATTTGATGCAGACTTTTCCCAAGCAGATAAATTCATACTAATAAATACTCGGTTATTTCAAATGTAACTTATGAATGGAACATTAAATACCCAATTGCAATTCCTGCAAATATACCTACCAAAGTACCTATAATGTACCACTTTTCATTATAATCTTTCATCATATTTTATTTTTAATATTATACAACTCATTAATAATCTGGTGGTATTTTTCTTTACTCATCTTTAAATATTATTTTACTTCCCCATCTTCAATTACCAAATAATCGTCACTTGTTCCCAAACAATCAATTAGAATTAAATTTTCCTCTTTCATGTATGTTAATTCTCTCACCTGAGTATGACCAACGATACAAATAACATTATCAACCATGTCTTTAACCAATGACTGAGGTCTAACCCAAATTGGTGGTTGTGTGATATCATTTCCACCGTAACTACCATTATCACCCATCGTAAATCTGAACTTACTTATATCAGTTTTAAATAGTTTATTTATTTCATCTTGAATGTTACCATCCAAATCAACTCCACTATTATTACACCACGTTTTGGTAATACCTGCATGACTAAAAAAGTACTTACCATCTTGGTAACACATTTGTATCAATCCTTCATCAACAATAGGTTGTAATACCTCGTTTATGTCCTTTCTGTAACTCCATTGAAATGATGAATATTCTTCATTAGCATTCGTTAAATAATGGAAATCGTGGTTACCTAGTAACATCACAACTTTATCAGGATTACTTCGTTTGAATTCGACAATCTCTTTAAAGTTTTCAATTTGTCGGTTTGCACTGTACCCACCATCTTTTGCATCAAAATAGTCACCAATAAAGATAAACTTGTCGAAGTCCTTCTCCTTATCGATTATCTCTTTCCATTTACTTCTTCCGTGAGTGTCACCCACTGCAACTATTTTCATATCATAATTCTTTAATTTCTCCTGAGTTATCGGACTCTTGGTCTTGATTTCCTTGTTCTACATCATTTTTTGTTTTAGGAATTCTAATGTATTGTGGGGTTAGTTGGTCAGTACCAATACCCACACAAATTTCAACGTAATCTTTTTCTTTGTTATCCATGTTATTTATTTTTTTTTAAGTAAACTGCAACTTTACCATGATAAGTATTACTGTAAGCACCACTACCTGTAGATATATGAAGAGGTATCATCTTTTCTATTTCAAATCCCAAATCTAACCAAGATTGAATCTCATCTTGTTTATCAGTTATTATAAATCGTTTTTCCATATTATTGTTCCATTGTTGGTTTTAACCACAAAATATTATTTTTGAAGATATAGTTCTTAAGCATAGGAAATTCATTTAACACTTTCAACGTTTCAAGAGTATCATGTTTAAAACATTTTAATAATTCTTCTCTAATTCTTTCGGTTGAGACGACTCCCATACGTTTTTCATAGTTATAACAATCAATAGTTATTGCCATGGTCGCAGGGATTTTGAATCCTTTGGTAATTGAAAACCGAATTGCTCTTAGAATTCTCAAAGGGTCATCGTCAAAAGTTTTTTCAGTCGGTAATGGAGTTCTAAGAAGACCATTTTTCAAATCTTCCATACCATCAAAATAATCAATGATATTCCCGTCTTCATCTTTTGCAAGAGCATTCAAGGTAAAGTCACGTCTCTCTAAATCATCGAAAAGAGTTCCAGGTCTAACGATTGGTGTTCTTGTCTCAGGAACATAACCAATTTCTTTACGAGCCATAACAAAGTCGGCAACTCCTTGATACTTATGATTTTTCGGGAATTTTGCCCTAATTGTAAAACAATCGGGAGTTGATAAGAATATCTCGAACTTTTCACTATTAAGGTAAGATTCAAGAACTACAAACATCTCATAAGCACTTTTGTACTTCTCCAAAAGAGCGTCGTTGGGGACTGCAACATAGTCAACATCTTTGGACTGCAATCCTAAGATTTCATCCCTTACCTTACCCCCGACTTCATAAAAATTAAATAAACTCATTTTACAAATTTACAAATAAATTTTTGATTTTACTAATAAAAGTTTTTGGCTTTACAATAATTTGTTTATCAGAATTTTTGTACATACCATAACCACCATAAAGAGCACGATTCATTTTTGCGTTATATTCTTTCTCCTCATTCCTCATCTTTTCTCTAAACCATTTGATAATTCTCTTGTGTTTTTCTTCAGAGTAAAAAGGTTTATTACCAAAAACACTTTGTCTATCCCAACCCCAATACGCCAAATCATAATAAGTACATTTGTTTCTTCGACCACCTTCTTCAACTTTAATTTCAAAATTCTCAATGTCAGATAAATCATACCAAGACATAACATTTTCAACTAAATGATAAATGGACTCCCAAAGAATATCAGGGTTATTATATTGATTGGTCATTATGTAAAAATAATAATCCCTACCAGGGTAATTACATCTAAATTCACAGGTAACACCGTGTTTAGTCCAATCCCCCGCATTTAAAATCTTATTTAATACATTATTCAACATGATAGTTCTTTTATCTTGTTGTGATGGAAAACCAATTTCTTTAATTGTGAGTGGTGTGGTTAGCAAATTTGTTTTCATGGTATATATAAAACTGTTGGGTTTTTCTTTTGTATATCAATGTCAGGGTATTTCTCGCTGAATGTTTTAGCATCAAACTTACCTGTAATTAAATGGTATCCATTCTTGGTTGGTAATACCGACTCAATTTTTGGACCTTCAGGTTTTAATGTTTCAATAAATCTTGTTAGTTCATGAACCTCCTGATAATCAGTTGTGTCAACATCTACAATCCAACGTTTTTCTTGTGTTTTAATTTGCCCAACAACTGAATCAAATAATCCTTTTTGATTTGACACACCATCCCTAATACGTTCAGCAAGAATCGCTAGCATATTTAACGATACATCTTTATGGTTTTGTTTTTGTACATGAATATACGCACGAGCGTTAAAGATTTCACAAAGTTGCTTAATCTCATCATATCTTTTTTCTAAGTATGGAATAGAATCAACACAATAAGTTTTGATAGTCCTTACTGACTGGTGATTTTCCCTTTCTCCTTCAGGTTGGTCTTTCTTTCTTTTAAAGACATATAACATGTAGAAGTCACCCCACTCGCTAAAATTTAATAACGGTTTTATTAATTCTAAATTATCTATCATACCACAAAATTAACCCATTTTTTTGAATTATCAAAAATTTTACTATTTATTAATATGAAGATTGTAATAACTGAATCTAAGATAAGAGACGTAATTTTTAACTATCTTAATGATTCTCCACTATTTCAGGGGGTTGAGGAACATAGGACGGGTTATCCTGCGGCGGTTAAAGAATATTTTCAGACTGTCCATTGGGGGGATGATATTGACCCAGACTACGACCATGTATTTACTTATTACAGAGACCCTGAATCATACGAAATCATTACAGGTGTTGGGGATGTTTACCCTCCCAAGTTATTCCCGTTAATAGAATTGGATACAAATTACGTGTACAATCAATTATCCAATCTTTTCACTGAGGATATGGTTAAAAAATATGTAAGAGAGTGGATTAACCAAAAATTTGGTTTGGATGCGACTCATTTAGAACCTAATTAATATCACTTAATAAACTTTCTTCTCTTATATTAGTAAGAAATAATCTGTTCAAAATATAATATACATTTGGTAAATAGAAATCTCTATACCAAACCAATAAATGTTCTAAATTACGGAACTCAGTTATTGACTTGAGAGATTCATAATGTTCACCAATCATTTCCTTATCAATTATTGTTTTACCGTCTTTTGTAACAGTATAATAAATAGCTTCAACAGGTGTGTAATCAGAACCATCCCAAAAAGGAGTTGCGTAACAAGCATACATTTCTTTATACTCAGCATCGTCACCATAAAAATCGGTTGGTGAGTTCAATCTCCATTCGAATGTTCCGTTAAATCTATCAACGCTTATTTCGTATTCTCTATATACTTCAGGTAACTTACCTAAATTAAATAAATCAAATAAAAGTTGATTGGCTAAATTATAATCGACTGGTATGTTAAGTTCAACAACTAATTCAACTTGCGTTAAACCTAACATTTTAGCTGCTTCACGTAATCCACGTTCATCAACCAATAACCTTAATCGTTTTTTCTTTTCGTTATTCATTAATAATAAATATAAGTATTTATTGTTATGGATGATAGACAATTCTACAACAAAAAAATTTATACTTATTTCCACAAGTACCTTAAACCTGAGTATGATTACCATGGTATAATACTTGAACCAACTTTTGACCCTAAAGAATCAACAATCACTTGGTTAATATCTAACCCAAAAAACATTTCTTATTCGGTTGCAGCTTTAATGGGATTTCCTGATGAACTATTAAGAGAATATTCAAACTTGATAGGTGACCAAAACTTTTTTAGAGAAAATTATAAAAAATTATGCAAATTTGAGGAAGACGATAGAGAATACTATCTGAACTCAAAAGATAATAAAGAGTTACAAAAAAGATTAAAAACAATCAATAAAATAGAATTTAAAAACTATTATCTTGAATTTAATTCAGAATGGTTTGAAATTAATATTTCTGGAAGTGAGGAAGTAAATATCACAATTGCAATGAGATTTACTAAATCCATTGATAAGAATAAAGATATTGCACTTATCTCTGATATTTTAAAGAAAATTTTTGGGGATGACGATTTTTATGGTGATTACCAATATGTTTTGTTTAATCCTATAATTGGATATCTTTGGAACATGCCAACATTTACTGACACTAATTATTTTTATTTTGCCCCAGATATTTTACCATTATATAGTGACGGTAAAAAAATAAAAATAAATTGGGATTAATCCTCTATTTTACTTGTACATCTTATTATTAAGTGTATGCCAATTAAAACAACTGTTATTCCAATTCCAAAAACGTGTATTACCGATTCGATATAATTCATATTCATCCTTTATTTAAGGTAGAGAAATTAAAATCATAATCAACACATACATGTGGTAAATACGTCATAATATCTTCTACCAATTTATCACCCAAATCACCCCAATTACTTTCGTAGATATCATGTTGTTTGAAGTTGTGTTCCCACTCATCATTAACACCTAATGATAAACTAAGTGGTTCAATATAAACAGTTCCTTCATATAAACAGTCGTTACTGTCTTTTGATTTCCATAATGAAACTTTTTCAATTCGATACTGTATTTTAAAATCTACATAATCATCGTTTGAATCTGAGTACGGCATACTATACCAATCTTCGTACCAGTGTTTACCTTTTAAGAAAGAATGGATTAATTCCAATGTTTTATTTAAATTCTTATCGGTTTCCATAACAATAAATATTTATTTTATATGAAATTTATAATCTCAGAATCTAAATTACAGTCATATGTAATGTCTTACTTGGACTCAATACCTGAATTAGAGAATTTAACAATGGTTGAAGAGGACTTTTTTGATTGGGACCAAGTGGTTTCTGTTGATGTTATATTTTTCGAAAGCGAACCCGACATGCCTCAAATGGAATATTATCCGATACAATCAAGACCTGAAGGATGGAACGAAATTGATTTAGAATCTCAACCATTACTTAAAATTAATGCAGACATTAAAATAAAAGAAATGTTCGGAGATAAAATAGATGAATTTGTTAAAACTTGGTTTGAAAAGAAATATAATTTACCTGTAAAAACAGTACTTTTTTAAAATGGATAAACAATCTGAACTTTCTTCACTTAATAAAATAATAAATTCTAACTTAATAAAGGGTGTATATCCTGACTTGGACAGAATTGAAGTCTCAATGGTTGATGGAGATTATCCATTTTTAGTTTATAAGTTGTATATCAATAAAGACATAACTAAAGAAGACTTATATGAATCAGTTGACCCATTTTGGTTGATTGACCACCATGTTGTAGGATATATAACAAAGTTAATTCCATTCAAACATTTACCAATAACTTCAGGGGATTACCAACTTGAAATTTATAATAACAAGGGTATTAAAATTTTCGATTGGTTGGAGGATTTAATGGTTATGAACCCAGGAAGTATGGGTAAAACTCAATGGGAAAGAATGACTAAGGGTTTAAATCAAACTCGGTAACTACATATTGAACCATCCAATCTCCATCAACTAAAACTTCTCCTTCACTGTCGATTATTTCATCAAAATTAGGATAGTTTAATTCGGTTTCATCGTATTTAGAATCTCGTTGCCAATGTTTATAATGTTCAAGACCTTCTTTTAATGGTACATCGTAAACTTTACCCTCTTGAGTTGTTACCACACATTTATAAGGTTCGACATAATTAGTAACAACTAAAGATTCATCTCTTCTAATTCCCGCGGTAAAATATAAATGTTTAACATAGATTGACCAAGCGCCAATTTTAACAACTTTAACACTCTTAAAATACTGAGTTAATTGTTTGATTAATGTTTTACTGAAATAAAGTTTTTCTATATCCAAATAACTTGGCATATAATCTCTACCAACACCTAAAATTTCTAAAAACTTAAACCTGTTTTCATTAACCCATCCTCTTATTGCGGGTTCAGAATATGACTTATCTTCAGGATTAGATAAATGAAAAGTTATATCATATTCACCATTAATACTAATTGGGGTTAAAATGATTCCATCTAAGTTTAGTTCACCTCCAATGTATTTTTTATATAACTCTAAGTATTTTTCAGGACTCATCACATATCCGATTTAAAACTTAATTTTTCGAAAACAAATGGAACACCTGTCTTATCCTCTAAATTTTTTGAAATGTAATCGTGTACACAATCCTCAACTTCATTTTCAATTTCCCATCCGTATTCTTGATTTCTAGCATCTTTAATTTTGTGTATAGAACCATCTACCATAACTAATATCACAATACCGTCTATATCATTTACAACAACATCAAACAAATATTCACCATCTTCAAACTTATGAGTTAAAGTAAAATAAAACTCATAACCTCCACATTCATCGATATGGTGTTGTTTTTGTTCAAAAAAACTTTTAGAAATCTCTTTAATCTTATCATCTCCCAAATATTCTCGTAACCATCTTTGTAAATCAGTCATACGTAAAGACGATTTACCAAATGTAATCCCGAACAATTTAATCATATCATCACTAATACCAGGTCCGAATTTATCCCAATACTTGAATATCATATTTTTATATGATTCAACTTCTTGTAAGTTATTTAGTTGTTGTTCTGTTATTTTAACTTTCATAACAATAAATATGAAGATTCTTGAGTTTAGTTCTCTTCAAAAACCTTATCCAAGTATTGTTTCATTGGGTAACATAAATGATATTGGTTGATTCCCAGTTTTTCAATGAATCTATCATTCTCCTTTTTATACATTTCGAACATTCTACTACCTGACATTTTTGAATATTGGACGTTAGCAATTCGGTCACACATTTTTACAAAACACGCATATTTTATTTTACGTATACCTTCGTAGTACTTATCATTCGCGCGTTCTTTACGGTTCTTACCTTTTTCGTTTGTTAATGCGTAAACTATTTCAGCCACATCATACCCCAAAATTTCTTTAACATCATTATAAGTTACTCGAGTGTCTTCAATTAAGTCGTGACCAAAACACGAAAGTTTAATTTCATCACGCTTAACTTCTTCAACAAGATTTCTAAACTGTTCATAAACGCCAACAACCATTCTCAAATGGAATTCATAAGGTAAGTAGACATCATACATGTGATTGGTATTTTTGTGTTGGTCAATAATCCAATCAATTTTTTCTTTCATTGTTTTCATAATACAAAAATAAGAATTAATCAAACATTTAACAATATCTTTTGTCTTTTATATTTAAATAAAAAATTATGTCACATCCAATACAACATTCTAAATCGTCCGCTAAAAAATTTGGTGGTAAATGGGAGGACTACATTCATATACATAATTGGTTTGATGAAACCAAAGGATGGTATGGTCATTCTATACACAGGATGTTTAGACACCACTCTGAGGGTATTTTCGAGTGTGAGAAGGTGTTTGGTTCAATGTTTACAAACAGTGACGGGAAAACCGTTTATACTCGTTATATTGGTGAACAACATGTCAGGGAAGACTGTTTCAATCATATCCCATGTGCTAAAGAATGGGTTATGGCGTTAGAGGCAAAAGAAAAACCAATATGGATGATGAGAACAGTTGATTTAGAAATTGATTAAAACAAAAACCCCTCCGAAGAGGGGTTTTCTATATCTGTTCAAGTGAGGTCTTAATGTCAGGACTAGAGTGTTAAGTTTTGACGAATAACTGTTGAACGCTTGAATCTTGACTAAAGGACCGTACTAAATCAAAATCTTAACATCGGTTCAGAACAATAGTAATGTATACATCAGTCCTCGACTATCCCAGATACTAAATTTGAGTCAGGGCGTTATGAGTGTCCAATTCTTCTTGAATGGATTCAATCTCATCTTCCATGATTTTTACCATGTCATCTCTTTCGACTATTGAGATTTCAGATGTCATCACAGGTGGATTTTCAACTCTTCTCGAGTAATAGTCAGTTGCAGTACCCTCGGTACAATTCAACGACTTGATTTTTGACACCAATGATTTCAATTCAGACAATCTGAAAATCTTACCATAGACTGGCGAATTAGCCAAATGAATTTTAGTTTTCAAATCAATTAACTGATTTGTTAATTCATTTACTTTGGCCAAAGATTCAGTTGATGAATATGGTCTTTTGCTACCCGACTCAACACTATTATACATTTGAGCTTTTTGTAACTCCTCGGTTATTTCTTTAACCAATTTGTTTTTTAATTTCAGTGCTTGTTTAACTGTCATGTTTTTTTTGATTTACTATTCAAGTATAATAAACAAACCCTATGAAGTCAAATTTATTTCTCAATAATCATGTTTGTGTTAGAAACAGGAACTCTCATCACAGGAACTCTTTCCTCAATCTCTTGCATTACTTGGTAATAATTTCCTTCAATCTTTACAGTCGGAACTGAGTAAAATGTTTCGATAATACTCCCGTTCATTCTTGAACTACTATAAAGAGTAACTGTTTTTGTTGTTGTGTTAAAAACTAATGTTTGCATATTTTTTTATTTTAAAAGTTTAATGGGGGATTTCTCCCCCTTTTATTATTAAATCATCTTCAAGATAACCTCGGTCTTACCGTCCCACTTGATGATTTTGGATTTAGGAACCCAAAACTCCATTTCACCAATCTCTTCAACCTTAGCCAAGTATTCGTTACGGAATCGTTCTGCTTGACTTGCGTCTGTGATGTATTCTACACCCATGTGTTTTGCACATGTCTTACCCATTTTAGTCAACATTGAGAACTCGTCAGTAAGTGTTTTAGCACAACACACACAAATGTCTCCACGTTTTACAGTCATCTTACCTGAGAATTTAACCGCTTTTGGAGATACTGCCAATACTTTAGTGATATCCAAAAGGATTGGGTTGAACTGAAGACCGTAAGTCTCTTTCATTTTCTGACCGATTGAGCGACCAACTTTAACTGTTTCACCAATAGTAGGGATGTTAAATTTGCGTGTATTCGCTTTATTCTCGTCAGATTGGATTGTTCTGATTGCTGCGGAAACTTGTTTGTCAGAAAGTTTACCGTACTTCTCAAGTTTACCTTTCAATTCATTTACGAATGAGTTTTCACCTTGATAGTCTGCAATAACCTTAAGGTCGCCAGTTAGTTCCACTTTCTTAGCCTCGGTTGGGTTTGACATGATTTTGGTCACTGCAGCTCTTTGGTTTACGGTAAGTGAACCGTATTTAGTTAGAGCGTCTTTCATTTTAAGGATGAATGAGTTGTTTCCTTGATAGTTTTTTACTTGGGTTGTGATGTCTGTTGTCATAATGTCTCTGTATTTGTTTTACAAAGATACAAAACATAAAACAATAAACCAAGAATAAAGTATTATTTTTTAATACCTGAAAAAACCCATGAATAATTTCCTTCAAGTACTATCTTATTATCAAGTATTTTTTCCAACTCTTTGATATACACTTGGAGGTTTGGGTAGTTTTCTTTGTCATTTTGTCTATTAAAATTATAAAAACATGCTTCAAGAATTGGTTTACTTGAATCTCCTCTGAAATCAAATTCTAAATGTGGTAGTTCAGATTTTTTAACTGCATTTCTTATTTTTTCTTGTATAGGTTTTAAAAAATCATAATTCGTAAATTTGAATGCCGACCTTAATTCTATATTGAAAAATTTACTAATTTCTGTGTTGATTTTATCAATTTTACTAAGTGGGTTTGAAATCCAAATCCCTTCGTGTCCTTCAGGTCTTTCTGTATATATTTTTTTTCGATACGACTCGTCAAAATTTGTACTATTTCTATCCATTTTACTCCAATCCACAACAATCATTAAATACGGTTCATTGTGATGGGTTTCAATGTCAAATTCTATCCCAGGTAACTCTAATTGGGTATAACTTAAAATCGCCTTCTTAAGATTGTTATTCATTACTTTTGTGGATGTTGGAATTTAAACTCGGTGTTATCCTCTTTCAAATTATCACTATAATCCATCAGTAATCTTTGTTTAATACCATTTTCAATATCTTCCGAGAATGGACTTGGTACAACATATCCTTCAGGATTAACCACCATTCTATTTGTTCCTTCTACAGTTCCCGCTTTGTCAATTCTTATATTAAAATGTATCTTACCATTTTTTTCCTTAATGTCTGTTACAGTGAATTTCACTTTCTTTTTATCATTTCCCCAACCAATCGATATCATTCTAGTCGGAATAGTTAAAATGTTTCTACCATCATTACTCATGAAATCTCTAACCCTATTAGCCTTAATGGTTTCCATAGGTCTTCCATTACGAATTGCTTTTATTTCATCAGGTGTTACTGATATGATGTTGTCTTTGATATTTGGGTCGTAAGTCATTCTTCTCATTGGGTTAGCACCTGACAAATGTTTTGCAGTACTTGATGAGTAAGAATTACTAACTCTATACCATTGATTGTTGATGAATAAATAAATCGGATACCAGTCATAAGAAGTTACAACATAATACCAATCATTGTTTTCATTAATATCCCAAAAACCCTCTAAATTAGAACCTCTAAACGGTAATTTAGCGGCACTGTATTCATATGCACTGTTATTAGGTGTTCTTCTTTGTTTAAAACTTCTATAATGAACAAAGTCTCGTTTATTTAAATTTTCGTAATCACCTTCGGGTCTATAGTTTGCAGTATAAACCTCGTAATAGAATCTATAATCTGATTCAGGTCTTCCAACCATCTTCATTAAAGTCTTAAATAAATCGAAAAATTCTTTTTGTGTTTTAAGAGTTGGTTTCAATTTGTTGACGTACTTAAACATCCTCACTTCTTTCTCCGATAATGGATTTTCTCCAACCCCTTCTAACTGTTCTTTTAATATTCTAAGAATTAAATTTTTCATAATAATAAATATTCATGAAAAATGTTTTTACCATACTTCATAGAAAACAGAAGTGTACTTAGTTCCTCTTATTATATTTTGTAATTCTGTTATCTGTGTTTCTATTACTCTTTGGAAATCGTCCTCAGTCATTACCGAAGCTTCAGTAAATCCAAACAACTCTTTCCATAGTTGTATGGAGTGGTGAAGTTTTTGACCAACATTACTCATCGAACTAGGTCTTGCAATTATTAACATATATTCCTGTGGTTCTTCATAGTCAGTATACAAATAATAAAATCTATAATTCTCACTATTCTCCGTCTCGGGATATTGTTTATGTATCTCTTCCATAAACAATCTTAACCTTTTTGGATGTAACATCTCATTCATAAACCAAATATAATAAAAAACCCCCACATTTCTGTGAGGGTCTTAAAAAATGTTTTTTCTTTACTTTAAGAATCTTAATTTATAAAGAGTTGAATTAATTAACTGACATACATTATCTATTTGATTTTGGATGTATGAATCGTCGCAACAATCTCGTAACTCCTCAACTTTACCACAAAGGTCTTTTAAATAATTTATTGTTGAACTGGTGTCTTTATATCCTTCAATATCGTAATTTTTATAACCTTTCAATATGGAGTATTTACCCTGATAAGATTCTACCAAACCATCAATTAAATCACCAATACCATCATAGTATTCGTTTAATGCAATGTGTTCGGGATATGATTTTGTTTGTAAATGAAGTGTATGTATTTGTGTTCTTGAGTGAAGTAACAATGATATCATTTCAACAAAATCATTTGTTTTTGTTTTTTGTTCCAAAATGATTCCTCTTTTTTTAACTTCTTGAAGAATTGCGTTTTTAAATTTATCGTCCATTATTAAAGTATTTAACAATAAATATCGTGTTTAGGTAAAACTTACTTTAACATCTTTTTCAATTGAGAATATTTTAAGACATAACTCTAAATGAGATTTTATATAAAAAACCAAGATGTTTTCAGTTAGATACTTAAAGTCTTCTTTGTTTTGTATTTCTACTTTAAAAATTATATCGTAATTATCCTCAAGTATTTCATCAATGAAGACTTTAACTCTATCGTTTTTTGTGGATGGTACTTCGATTAAGATTACGTTTTTTTCATACAATTTGGAAAAATGTAACATTAAACAAAATTTTTAGTGACTAAATCTTTATCAGAAATTATTATTGATTTTTCGTTCGTGTACTTTAATACTTCATCTAATACTTCAGGAAAAGTTTTCCAAAAAATTGAACCCTCGTTTTCAGGTGAGTAATGATTATCCACCAAATATTGTACAATTACGTTGAATCCCAAGGTTATAAATCCATGTGCAAATCCTCTTGGAACTAATAATTCGTCTCCATCCTTCATTTTAAATTTACTAACTTTCAAATAGTCAGGAGATGTTGGTCTTATATCAACCACAAAATCTATGATTTCACCACTAATAACTTTAATTAGTTTAGTTTGTGCATATTCCCCTGTTTGAAAATGTAATCCTCTAAATGTGTAAGGTTTTGGATTATAACTTATGTTACTCTGTAACCATTCTTTATTAAGAATACCTTCATTATAATTGAGTTGTAATGGTGCAAAAACACCTCTATTATCTTCAAAATATTTCCCTTTTAAAAGTACTGGACTTTCCATTTTAATTTAAAATATATTTTTTTAACCAATCTTTCAATTTAATATTCTGTATTTCATCAAATTCAATCCTGTATTTAAAACAATTTAATGAATACTTTCTATCATGCCCTAATCTATCTTCAACGTATTTAAACTTAACTTCTTTACCAATAATTTCGCCAACCATTTGGATTATCTCATTATTAGTATAGGATTCCCAAGAACCAATATTATAAATCTGATTAACTTTTTCAGAGACTAATAAATTGTAAATCGCTTTTGAATTGTCATCCGCATGTATCCATTCTCTGATTTGATTTCCATCCCCATATACAGGAACTTCTAAACCATTTTTTATTGAATGAATAATTTTTGGGATAAACTTTTCATGGTGTTGGTTTTCACCATAATTGTTACAAGTCCTAGTTATTAAGTATGGTAAACCAAAAGTTCTATTTGCCGACATAACCAATAAATCTGAGGCAGTTTTTGTTGCGGAATAATATGAACTCGGGTTTAGTTTTTCACCTTCATTCGCACGATAACTATCTGATATGTTTTTATAATCATCCATATCCCCATAAACCTCGTCTGTAGATATATGTAAAAATTTAATAAGTTTTTTATTTTTTCTTACAACTTCTAATAAATTGAATGTCCCTTGAACATTAGTTTTAACAAATGGTAGCCCGTCTTTTATTGAGTTGTCGACATGTGACTCTGCGGCAAAATGTACAATATAATCATACTCACCTAAATCTTCAGGAGTGACATCGCAAATATCTTTTTCTAATAAAGGTGTATTTTTTTGAATGTTTTTTCTGTTGGCGGCATACGTAATCTTATCAACAATTAAAACTTCATGATTTGTATTGTTATTAATGTAATTAACAAAATGTGAACCGATAAACCCTAATCCACCAGTAACAATAATTCTACTCATATATTTTTTTATACTAAAAATAGTACAAAAAAAGTATTATGTAAACTTTTTGGGTTTATTTACCGATAATCAAATCATCAAAACTAAGTTTACCCATACCGTCAGTTTCAGGGTTTTCAGTAAACTCATCATACATGAAACTTTTAACTACAGAAGTTATACTTTGTTCTGATTGAGCGATTTTTGTTTCCATCCAATCTTCCAATTGTTCTCCATCCTCCATAGATTCCCACATCTTATATGCAAGTGTTGCAATAACAAATAATTGTTGTTTTGCCATGTACGAACCTTTTTCAGGTGATTCTACAAGATTCTTAGATAATCTTCTTAATTGGTTTTCAGAAATAACAATTTTTTTCATGGATTCTTTTATAATAAATATCTTGAAATAAAAAAAGGAGACAAGTTGTCTCCTTTTGGGGCCGACTTTAGTCAGCGAATCCACCACCTTATTTTACGAACAAGGAAACGTTAACTCACTATCAGTGAGAGTATAGGAACTTCTTTCATTTTCTCAACCACTGTATCTTTACACACAAAAAATATGAATGAACAAATTGAAAAAATTATAACCCATTTAATAATTACCGCCCAAAATTTGTAAATTAAGTATAAACCTATTGCACTGATTATTAACCACTCCATATTTCTTATTATTTAGTTACTAAAGCCTCTATTTTACTCTTAGCATAGTCCGACAAACTGTATGGAGAACTTGATGCCAATACAATCGAATCAACAAGGTATTTGTAAGGGACGTGTACTAAGAAGTCTATCCCGTTGAAAAAGGTCAGGTCGTTTTTCAATTCTAAACACCCATTCACCATTTTAAGAAACAACTTAAATTGAGTTTGGTCTACAAAAGATTCGCTAACTAACACTCCAAATTTTTCGTGTTCTATCTTGATATTGTAATATACTGTTATCATAAAGTTAATATTTGATACAAAGTTAATAAAATTATTTCACACTTCCTAACGCCTCAATCACAGAATCTGCACTTAAACTACCGTAAGAAACTTGTGCGACAGTAAATTCAACTTCACCATTAACATCTCTGTAGTTCAAAACCACAACACTACCATTATTATTTTTAACAACAATTTGATTGTAATTTGTAACAAGATTATTAACTCGGTTACCTCCAAAATCAACGATAGAATTTCTGTATTTACTGAAAGCTAAACCAAAAGCCTTTGTTTTCAAATCTCTTGCTTTGATTTTAGCGTTATGAGCGTCCCATTTAGACTTTACATAGTCCTCAACCATTTTAACAACTGGTCGTCCTGTCTTGTAGTAAGTTTTACTATCATCATATCCCAATCTTACTTTGAGTTTATATCCATGACTCGTGCTTCTCCAAGAACCTCTTGGTGTTGTTGTATGTTCTTCAATGAATACTCTGATACTACGATTGTTCTCACCTTCAGGAAGTTTTCCTGTGTAAATAATTTCGAACTCATTATAGTTAACATCAACAGTACCTAAAAGTACTCTTTCAGAAGAATAACTGTAAGTTCCATCAGCGTCTAAGACATATGGTTTAACTTCGTACGCTTGAGTTCGAGGAGTTTTTATAAGTTCGAAATTATCAGAGTGTTTTACTACCTCTTGGAAATACTTATTCCATTCAGACTCGATTTTATCTTTTTCAGATTTGAATCTATTGGCAGTTTCTTGAACCGCTCTGAAGGTATCTTTGATATGTTTCTGTTGTAGTTCTTTGTGTGACATTGTGATGGTATTTTGTAAGTGATTGTCTTACAAAGATAGTAAAAAATATTACTCTACCAAAATATTATTCAGATTTACCTATAAAAGATTGTCTTTTAGAAATTAATAACGCCTCCAATCTCCAAATCACCTCAGGTTGATACTCATTCCAAAACTTTTGGGGGCGGTTTTTCATCAATTGTTTTCTAAAATTAGAAATTAATTTTTTTACAACAAAAGTTTGTTGATACGTCTCACAAGAATCAATTACCTTTTCAATCCATTTTGACACATCTCCATAGTGATTACTTCTTTTCTCCATATTAAAATTGTTTTTCCATTTCTCTATCTAAATCTCTTTCTTTGATTGAATTTCTTTTATCATACAATTTTTTTCCTTTAGCAAGAACTATTTCAATCTTTATTAAACCTGTCTCGTTGGTAAAAACTTTATATGGTAATATAGAATAACCTTTTATTAAGTTAGACTCTAATTTTTGGAGTTCTTTCTTTTTTAATAACAGTTTTCTTTCTCTACCGATATTATCATTTCCAATTCCTTGGATTTGTGAATTTTTGAGAAATAATTCCCCGTTTTTAAAATAACAAAATGAATCAGGAAAAGACATTTTACCTTGTCTTATCATTTTAACTTCGGGTCCCGTTAACATAATACCACAAGTGTAAGTATCTTCAATGAAATAGTCGTGTCTAACTTTTCTATTCTCTATATGTACTGAATTCTTCATATCAAAAACAAAGATAAGAAAAAAAATAAAAAAACCCTAACAAAATTTTACTCTTGTTAGGGTTAATATCAACCAACTATGAAAGGGGTTGTTGGGCTTTATGAAAAATAAATATATCGTAATTTACAAAAAACTTATTTTTTATTTAAAATATTTTTAATTAGTAGATAAAGTTGGTCATTTTTATCCATTGGTAGGGTTTCTTCTGTAAAATACCCACATTCCGTATGTTCTTCCCCATCAATGGCATTTTCTAAATCAGGATAAATTTTTTCATTAACTTCATATAGAAAAACATACATTAACCCTTTTGTTGATTCACCATCTCTAGTTTTTCTATTTATAAAACCAACCAATTTAATATTATCCTTTACTTCTATGTTAGTTTCTTCAAAAAATTCTCTTTTAGCCCCAACTAACGCATTCTCAGTTTTACCTAATTTCCCTGCAGGAATAGACCATACACCAGGTAAATCACCAAAATTATTTCTTTTACATAAAAGAACTTCATTGTTACATTTTACAATGATACCTCCATATCGTTTAGTTCTCTCCATTTTTAGTGTTGTTATAGTATTTATAAGTATGGTCTTAAATATAAACGGAATAAATTTTAAAGTCAAAACAGTATTCTCCGAAAAAGATATTCAGAAAGGAATGATGAATAGGGATTTTGACAATACCTTTAACGGAATGTTTTTTATGTTAAGGGATGGTGAACATTGTTTTTGGATGAAAAATTGCATAGTTCCGTTAGATATTATTTTTATTCAAGATGATGAAATTGTTAAAATACATCATAACTGTCCTCCATGTTTTGAGGAAGAATGTATAAATTATTGTTCATCAGGTAACTATGTGTTAGAAGTTGCTGGAGGAACTTGTAGAAACTCTGATATTAAAGAAGGAGACTTTATTGAGTATTGATTTTTTCTTTCAAAACTCTAACAAATTCATTCTGAATCATTTTGGTAAACTTAACATAAGGGGAATCTTCCTTATCAGGATTATACTTGTAACTTCCTTGTGGTGGTCTTTTACTTCTTCCCATATAATTTAATCCCGAAATATTTGTAATACATTTGTGTCCTCCAGAGTTTGCTTGTATCAAATCCCAAGCGTTTACTGTAATATCGTCTAACATTTGTTTATGTTCTTCAGGTAAATCTTTAAATGGAACGTTCATCATTTCCCCTATGTGGGTTAACATTTCTCTACCGTTGTCCATTGTTTTAAAGTTCTTACCATATAACGCAACAAAGTCTTTGAATGTAAAACCAACAGATTCTGCTCCAAAATCTTTTGCGGATTCAGAAATCCATTTAATAGTTGATAATGGAATTTCTCGTTCTTTTAATTGTCCTTCCCATTTACCTAAAACTTCTTGAGCAATTTCACCCAAATTAACTCCTTTCAATTCCCTCTCTTTTTTGAAGGGGTTACATGAAGCTTGTACTAATCCTAAAGGCCATGCAATTACTATAAAGTCGGCTTCAGGATTATTTTTGAACGGGGTATATCTATCATAAGAACCTGGAGATGTCATTTTACCTCCACCATATTGTACAATAATATTACCATCAATTTTTACGTTTGGGTGAGTTTTCATTTGTTTGATATACTCCTCTTTGTTTTTCTCCAATTCAGGAATTGAGGCGTATCCTTTCTCAACCATTATCCTTTTGATGTTGAGTAATAAGTTCAATATTGATGGCTTTGTCACCATAACTAACTCTTCAAGAAACCCTGGCTTATTTTTAAACGCCAACAATAGTTTGTTTGCAACCAATCCTAACGCCATCTTATTCTTTTTAACACTTTCATTAGTGTCCAATTTGAAAAGGTAGTTGATGACTTGGTCGACTGAAATTTGGTTTACCGCATAATTAGCGGAATCAACTGTGGATATTAATAATAAATCATCTGACGTAAAAATATCTTTTGGAGAAACCACTTGAGAAATTGTTTCGACATTTGACCTAGATTGTCTAAAAGAAGTTGACTTCGTGTCTTCAGCACCTGCTTGTCTGTCATGATGGTCAGTGTGAATAATAAACATGGGTTTTCCGTGAGCAAAATCAACTAAAACAGGCATCGTATCTCCTTGAGCATCGTTCTTCTTAACCGCAAACTCTTTATCCCCATATTGTATTACGTGAGCATCAACAACTTTAATTCCATTATTTTCTAAATAATGTTTCATTGCGATTGCGGTCGTAACTCCATCTAAGTCCTGATGAAAATATATTTCAGCCTTAGGATACCTTTTCGCAAGTGCATTAATTTCTCTTAAACCACTTTCAACTATTAATTTTTTCATCATATCAAACTTCCTAATGCTTTCGAACCTGCGCCTCCACCTGAGAATAATGAACCTAAAACACTTACCACATCCATACCACTACCTGTTCCTGTAGATGGTTGTCCTGTCGGAGATTGAGGTGTTTGAGGTGGTTGAGGTGGTTGTACATTTCCGATAACGTCTCCAAACTCTTCCTCGGCATATTGTTGAGCCTCTTTTGTTTTATTGTATTCATCAATTTTTGCTTCCAAATCGGCATATTTCTGTTCCAACTCACTAGGTCCGACAAAATTTGCGACACCTAAAAAGTCAAGTAGACCCAAATACCATTTAGTTCTTCTCATCAAAGACCTTGTAGCTCGATTACCCCATAATCTTCCCATTCCACCTGAAATGTATTTTGCTCTCCAAGATTGTCCTGCACCTGTGTAATCCCTAAAACCTCTAAATTGGTCTTGTTTCTTAAGTTCAGCCGCCAAAATATCTTTTTCAGATTTACTTAACGCTTGTTTTTCCGCTTTAGCCGCCAACTTACCTGTTATCTCTTTAGAGACTTTCATCTCTTTACTAGCCCCTTTAAATATTGTAACGTATTCCTCGATGACTTTAATTAAACCTCCTAATCCAGGAACTTTACCTACCGCACTTTTTAATACGTCCATTAGTTTAGTTCCCCAACTTGGGGCTTTTTCAACCATTTTTGCAATAGGACCTCCCGCGGTTTTAGCGGTTTTACCTATTTTTACCACGTCACCCGTCAAAGTTGCGGCTTTAAAAGCTTTGGCTGCTCCTCCACCCATTTTCATTAGACCAATAACAGGTTTCGCAATCAAATCTCCAAAATAAGGTATAACAGAAACCCATGATAAAATAGCAAATAATTTATCACCTTGTCTCCAATAACTAATACCATTTATTAAATCGACGATTCCTGTTGGGTCGAATATACCTACGATGTCACCGAGTGTGTTGTACCATCTAGCTTCAGTGACTAACATTGCCTTTTCAGGGTGTAAAGCCTTTAAAAATTCAAGAACAAATGTTCTGTCTTTACCTGATAACTTAGACCACTTTTCATTTATTATTTTGAGTCTTTCTTCTTCGTATATCTCAGCGATTCTGTTTTTAAGTTCAGATTCTGTAAATAGAGTTTTTTCCATTATGATATTTTTTCTTATAAATATCTAAAAAAAGAAAAAGAGGTGGTTTCACCTCTTTAAAACTCAATTACTTGTTGTTTTTTTGAATCAACAAATGCTTGTACCCTGTTTGACGCAATCTCACAATAATTTGGACTTAATTCAATTCCAATCCATCTACGGTCTAAGATTTCTGCCGCCACACAAGTTGTTCCACTTCCGTTGAATGGGTCTAATATAATGTCATTCTTATATGAGAGTATCTTGATAGCCTTTGTTGGTATGTCCATAGAAAAAGTTGCTTTAGTTAATGATTTAGTATCGGCAAAATATTTCCACTGACCGTAAACCAAACTAATAAAATCTTTTTTATCTTCTTCTGCGTACATTGTTTTTTTCTTACCATCCTCCAATTCAACAACTTCCCCTTTCCATTGAGGTTCGCCTTTAACTTTTTTAATATGGTGTTTTTTATACGCAAGGATTACACATTCTTTAGGATTGTAAATGTATGGACTTGATGGACTCATCCATGAGCCCCATGCGGTAGTTTTACTTCTATGTGGACTGTCTTCTTCCAAGTCAACAATACCGAAAAACTTGAACCCAACTTCTTTCATTATTTGGTACACCTCAGATACGAAAAATATTCTACCTCCTTTAGATTGTCTGTTAATTTCGTAAGGGATGTTAAGAGCAATACGTCCATCTTCTTTTAAAACTCTTAACGCTTCTGTTAACCATGAACGACTAAATTCAGAGTATTCCTCCCAAATCATATCATCATTATGAACATCATATCCAATACCAACCCCATAAGGTGGAGAAGTACAAATCAAGTCAATACTGTTTTCGGGGAATGTTTTTAATACTTCAATACAATCCCCATTTATAATTTTGTTAGTTTCTATCATTTGTTTTTGTTTTCTTTAATAACGATTTCCCTAATTTTCTTACCCAATTCCATGTCGTTAGGGAAGTCTTTGACTAATTGTTCGATTAGTTCATAGGAAATAATTTCCTTTTCGTTTTTTGTATTTTCAGCCTCCATATTTATAATATTAGTAATTTTTCCACAAAGTTTCAACTTTAGTTTTTTTATTAAAGTTACCATCAATAGTTTTTACCTCAAATTGTACTTTTTCAAAACCATTTTCAACTAACACATTATATAAATCACAGTCATAACCACTTATTAATATCTTAGATTTAGACTTTAGTACGGAATTTAAAAACTCTTCGTGTTTTTGTCTATCCATATCAACTTTATATCTAGCACCAGTTCTTGTTGATTGTTCATAAGGTGGGTCACAATAAATGAATACATTTGGGTCACTGTATTTGTCAATCAACTTAACACCGTCCATATTTGTAACCATAACTCTTGATAATCTATCGTGTAATTCAGGTAACCTGTCTATTGATGATAGGAAATCAGATACTGCTTTACTCATACCTCTTCTAACGTGTGAGTTCATGGAGAATCCACCGATACCATTGTGTGAGGTTCTGTTTACATAAAAGAAATTAAAGGCTCTGTCGACAATTGATAAGTTTTCATCATTCAACTTATCTTTACATTCTTTTCTAATGTCTTCAGAATAGAAAACTAAATCACACTTTTCTTTAAATTGCAGAAATAATTCTTTATCTGAAATCACCTTATATAATGAATAAACATTTTGTTCCAAATCATTATAAATTTCAACTTTTGCGGGTTCACTCATTAATCCCACAATATATGTTCCTCCATATGGTTCTATGTAGGTTTCATACTTTGTTTTTGGAAAATTCTCAATGATTCTTTTATAAAACCCCCCTTTACTTCCGTAGTATCTTATAGGTGAATTCATTTTTTTTCCAAATTTTCTATGTGGTGTTGTAGATACCAAAGAGCTTTTTTTAAATCCTCCAACTCTTTTTCTTTAACTTTCTTTCCTGCTCTTGAGATATACTTAACAGTATTACCAAGAGAAAACCCCAATCCCCAAGCGTCAATAACTTTTATCGCTTCATAAGCATTATTTTCCCCACCGTAATGTTCAGGATGATTAATTTGTTCATTATTCCTTTGGTTGTCCATGACTTGAATATATTTCTTCAGATTTTTTATATAGTGGTTGGATTTGTTCAATAACAAATCTCATTTTGGTAATTAAAAATTCGTCATCCGAATATGAATGTTTTTTGTCAAAGTTCAATCCACCAACAATCATCTTGAACCCTCCAACAACTTCACCTACTGGGTCAAGATATTTTAATGTTATATCAGTAATTTCCATTAAATCCAATGGGTTATATGAAATATCAACAGTTTCTAAAAACTCTGTTTTAAACACTATCTTATTCCCCTCATTGAACATTCTATACTTTCTAAAAAGGTACGGGGTAATCTCTGTTGGAGATGTTTCAATAATCCATCTGTTAGCCCTTAATGGCTCGTATGCTCTAAATTCAAACATTTTATTTTCCATTTAAACCAAATTTTATTTCTTCGGAAGGTATGTTCCAACCTTTCATGGTTTCAGAATCGACCTCAAAATCATTATCATCCCTGTACTCGTTCAATAATTCGTCAGAGCTAGGAATTCCATTATATTTTTCTCTTATCTCGTCAAATTTTTTCATATTGACATTTGAGTACATGTTATTTAGAGCTTCACTTAATTCATCCGCCATTTTTAAGGTTTCAATTAATTCAAATACCACATTGTAAGGATTGGCGTTTGATGCTGGTCTTCTATCTTCAAGATATCCTTTCCAATTATTTGTAACAGTTTGTGCGGGTACTCTTATTGACGCTCCTCGGTCACTAACTCCAACTGAAAACTTATCAATTGATTGAGTTTCGAATTTACCAGTTAATCTCATATGATTATCTGACCCATAATTTTTGATGTGTTGTTCTCTTCTAGATTCAAGAGAGGAGAACAAAGCTTGAAAATACTTTTCACCACCAACGTTTCTCATTTTATCTGTTGAGAAGTTAGTGTGTAACCCTGAACCATTCCATTCTCCCATTCTTAATGGTTTTGGGTGTATGTCTACCATATAACCATATTTTTCAGAAATTTTTTCTAAGAAGTACCTTGACATCCAAAGGTCATCACAAGCTTTAAGTTTACCTTTAGAAAAAACTTGGAACTCCCATTGACCTAAAGCAACCTCAGCATTTACTCCTGTAATTTCTATACCGTGGGATAAACAAAAATCTAAATGTTCTTCAACAAAATCTCTCCCAACAACTTTTGACCCAACACCGCAATAATACTTTCCTTGTGGTTCAACATATTGTGCATCATGACCTAAAACATTTCCATTGTTTTTTCGGATAAAGTATTCTTGTTCAAAACCAAACCAAATACTTTCATCTTCCTGACCTAACTCAGAACGTAAGTTTGTTTCATGTGGTGTCCCATCAGGATTTGTAACTTCACAAAAAACATAAACTCTATCACTCAATGGTTTATGATATAATCTTACTGGTTTCAAAATACAATCAGATTTTGAACCTTCCGCTTGTTGGGTTGATGAGCCGTCAAAATTCCACTCAGGAATATCATTTAAGTCAAAAACCAACTTACTTGTGCTAATAACTTTAACTTTACTTCTTAAATTTGGTTCAGGTGAATAACCGTCTAACCAAACATATTCTAACTTTATATTCATATATTTATTTTTTCTTTTTCAAAACGTAATATTCTCCATTTTTTTCAATTACGCCATCTTCAATCAATTCGTTTAGAATTTCCTTAGTCTTAAACTCATCCATTTTAAGAATATTTTCACTTATAAACTCAATTCCTAATGGTTGTCTGAGTTTAGCCAACAAATTACTGATTTCTGAGTTCTGTTTCATTTTTGATTATTTTTTTTAATTCTGTATCATTAACACCTTCTAAACACAACTTATATATTTCGTGAGATTTTTCATCCATAAAAAAAAGGGCATCCACCTCAAATATTTTACAGACAGGATACCCATTATCAACAAAATTTTTTATACTATCTAAACTAACGTACCTTTTATTGAACCCCATTGGTAATTAACTTTTGGTTTTTTTCATTTTCGTTTTTCACACTTTGAGTAATATAACTCATAACTTTCCTTTTGAAGATTGGTATCAGGGTTTCCTCAAGTGGGAACATGTCTTCACAAACTATTTCAAAAATCGGTAATTTATGACTTTTTGGTTTATTTTGTGATACCATAAAATTAGAGATAATCTCTTGGATTGTCAAATCTGAGATTGAATCTTTATGTATTAATTTTATTGTGGTTTTTGTAGTGTTCTCTTCTTTTCTAACTTTTCTGATATTGTACTGCCAAATATAGTTAGTTTCCTTGGTTGTAAAATAAAAAAACCCACTTTTAGACTGTAAGTTATTTTTATTTTTCTTTACAGTTAATTTAATTGAGTCATAAACAATTGCCCAAATAGACTTGGTTATACTGAAATAGTATTCTAATTTTGGTAAGGTATATTTTAAAATTTTTTGGTATTCATTGTATTCATCATCCGCTAAAACTGGAATATCCTTAAGTTTCAAATCAGATAATAATAATTCATCATCAAAGGATGATAGGTTTCTTTCAGAATACAAAATTTTATTTTGATTTATTAATGTTTGAATATTACCAAGATGTAATGAAATTTCGGTAAACATTGGATAAACCTTCATTTCATCAAGATTTTTATTCAACTTTTGGAAATAACTTAATAATCGATATTCTTTCTCCTCCGCATCTACAATTCCATCAAATAACCAATCTGTATCCATCAGGAACTTTACTTTATTTTTCTTCTTTGTTGTCATTTAAAAAAATATAAATAAAGTTTTAATATAAATGAACATTTTATTCAGTCCTCATTATATAATATAGTTCGTCTTCAAAATAAATTGAATCGTATGACCCATCATATCCGTTCATTATACCATAACCATCCTCATCAACTATACCTTTAGCTAATTCATCCTCATCAATAAAATCTTTTAAATTTAAACCTCTCTCCTTAATATAATTTAATGGGTCACCTAAAGCTTCACTTACTCTTGAATCAACAACTTTATCCACCATTTCTTGAGTTGGTTCTGTATCGGGTTCTATTGAGTCTATTTCATCTTGAGCCTCATCTCTTTTTGTTTCAGCGTCATCAATCATTTTTTGAATCTCATCATATCTTGTGGTATATTCGTCAGGGTCTTCAATCTCATCGTCAAGGTCACTTTGTTCTTCCTCCATTCTTTCAATATACTCTTCAAGTTGTTGGATATAGTTTTCTAATTCCTCGATTCTTTTTTCCTGTTCTTCAGATAATTCAAAGTCATCATCACTAAAATATATTTCAGGATTTTGCCAAACATCGTATTCATAATCTTCTCTAACATAATCTTCTAAACCACTTTCATCTATATAACTGACAATAAAATATTCCCTAAATCCTTCTATACCGACATCATCGATATATTGTTTTGCATATTCTAAAGCAGCGTCATCCATTTCTTGTTCCGTTCCAACTGCGTAACTATGGTCTCTTAATCCATCAATTCCTATAACCTCAAATTGTGATAAACCATAATAAGAACCTCTTAGTGGGTAAATAACATAAACGTCATTCATAATAAGTTCAAGTTCTTCAATTCTTTCGTCAATTTCATTTATCTTATCGTATAATTCATCACAATTTTCTTTACACTCATCATATTCTATATTCAGTTGTTTAGAAATTTCTTTAAGATTTACCAATTCATCTTTTTCTTCATCATTTAACTCTTCAATTTCACCTTCATCAATTAACCACTGATATAACGCATTTGCTTTCAATCCTTCGTCATCAGCATTTTCTAAATCCCATTCACCATTTTGTCTTCTTTCTTGGGATTCTTCTCTTTTTTGTCTAAGTTCTGCGGCCAATCTGATTCTTTCTCTTGGTGTTCCACTATCCCAAACGTGTCCTTTAATTTCAATACCCGAAATATCTCTTATATTTGTATGTGATATATCTACTCTACCATCTATTTTAGCAACATTACCCAAAGAGTCTGTGGGTGTTCGTGAAATATCCAAAGGACCTGTAATCCAAATTGGTTTTCCTTCAAATTTTTTTAATTTTGTGACATTACCATGATATCCTGACAATTTCATAAGGTCTAAATACTCCTGTGGAGTCATCTTATAATATTGACTTTCTTCTTGTTCTCTTAAAATTTTTCTGAGAATATTTTTCATACCTATAAATAGTTTGTAAGAAATAAAATATTGGTTTTATTGACAATTAAAGGATTGTGGAGATATTTATCATATATAAACTTGAAATAAACTTAAAAAAAAATAACCTATGGGGTGCGGATGTAAGAATAAAGGTCAACAAGCGGCTCAGCCACAAACTGCTCAGCCACAACAACAACAAGCTAAGAATCCAAATATTCAGGAATCTATTAAAAAAGTTGTTGAGAAATACTATAATAAGAAAAAATAATTTGTCTTATTAAAAGTAATTAAAAGAGGGTACGACCCTCTTTTTTTGTTTTTACTATTTAGTGTTCATATATTTTTTATTATATCTTTATCAATGAAATACATTAATCCCAATTCAAAAAGTGGTTTGGTTAATAAATTAGCCGATTACATTGTTAACCATATAGATGAAACTCACAAATCAATAATTCAGGTAATATATCTAGGCGGTTTTTTTATAATAAAAGGAATAACTGAATCTGATAAAGTATTGAATTCACAGGATATACGAAATTCTTTTGTTGAAAAGTACCAATACTTACTATTCCCACATGGTATTACTAATATAAATTTTATTGATGTAATCCAGTACAACTATAATTTTGTTGACTTCAAGAATTACTTT